GAAAAGGACGAATATAAACCCAGCAGCGACAATATATACGAGATAGTGAACCTTCTTGGTAAACACAGCTCTTTGCTGCCTAAAGTGCATCTACCTAATGCAGGGATGATCGGCGAAAAAAACGCTGAATATATTGGTCATGTAGACGCATGGGATAGCAGCACAGAAGTAGATGAGGATGAAATTGAAGTGCCTTATTATATGGATGTAGAACTAGCAGCCGGGGTTGGCGGTGAGCTGGTAAACGAAATAAAAGGTCCAAAATTACGCTTTTCAAGATCAACACTAAGAAGTTGCGGTGTACAGCCAGAAGCGGCCGCATGCGTTAAAGTATCTGGCAACAGCATGGAGCCCAGGCTATATGATGGTGACGTAGTTGGCGTGAACACCTATGACAAAAAGATTGTTGATGGAAAAACCTACGCCATTAACCATGATGGTTTACTTAGGGTTAAGAGGCTTTACCGATTGCCTGGTGGCGGCATTCGCATCAATTCAATGAATACAGCAGAATACCCAGATGAACATTATGATGCAGATGAGTCGAGAAGCATAACAGTTATCGGTCGGGTATTCTGGCATTCAAGTATTTGGTAGTTTAACAATAACCTATAGCATTAAAGGATTGGGCATGAGTTACAGAGTGGCGGGATTAATTGCGATTACAGCACTAGTATCTGGGTGTAATAATGACACCGGAAAGATCGATTTAAAGGAAGTTGGCGGTAGAGTCTACCTCATTGATAATGAAACCAAAAAGCTATCAAGATTAAAAGGTGACACCTTACAAGAAATAAAATTTGAGTCAGACTACTGGCATCCATCCAACCCCATCACAAAAGATTGGCTCATAGAAGATTTCATCACAATCAATGTTGGCTTGGAATTTATTGATTACACTACCTATTACAAAATAGAACTTACAGCCAAGACGCTACCTAAGTTTGTAACATTTGATAAAGACGGAAATGAAAAACAAAGCGTTGATTATTCCAACTATAATAGGATGAAGCAAAAGGCTTTAAGTGGTTCAATTACATTAAACTTTAATAACCAACAAGGGACACACCTCAAGTCCTACACTGTGAAATTAACAGATCCAATCATATCTTCTAATGGACCAAACTTTACTCCCACCCTTGTGTATACTGGTTACTTTGATAGCTTGAGATTAAACT